TACCGGCCCGCTCACCTGCACCGGAACGGTCACCTACCACGACCGCCCCGTCGAGCTCACCGGCACCTTCCCTCGGTGCCTCCCCGGAGGAAGTAGCGGCCTGGCAGATGACGGCTCGGTGCGAGGAGGGGGGCCGCAACGATCCGACCTTCGGGTTCTTCGGGATCTATCCCTCTTCATGGCGGGCCTTCGGGGGCACGGAGTTTGCGCAGGTAGCGGGGGAGGCGACACAGGCCGAGCAGGTGGAGATCGGAATGAGGATCGAGGGACATCCACCGGATCAAGGCGGGTGCCAGGGGAGTTGGTGAGGCACGCGCTCTCGGCCCTCGTCCGGTTCCTCAAGGGTGCACGCGGGGCGTGGGAGATATGAGCCGCACCCTCTACATGAGCCGCAGGGCCTTCACCGAGCCGCGCAGCGACCAGCCGCCGCTGCCCAAGTGCCGCACGCACGCCGAGTTCTGTTCATGGCTGTGGACCCGTGGTTGCCTCGACCCGGCGCACCGCGCCTGCCTGGCATCGAAGGGATGCGTGGCGCACAACACAAAGACCCTCAGGGCGGTCCGGTCGTGAGCTGCCCTGACTGCGGCAAACCGGAGACGCGCGAGCGCTGCTGCTGGCCCATGCCGGCGAGCCCGCTGTCATTCTTCGGCCCCGAGACGTGGCTGGACGACGACGAGATCGACCGCTCCGTGGTCGCCGGGCGCCTGAGTGCGAGCGAGTTCACCACGACGGAACTGGCCGATTTGGTCGGCCTGTGCGTGACGACGGTCAAGCGCATGTCGATCGACGGGCGTGTCTTCGCCTCGCGTTATGAGGAAATGGGCGGCGGTCGAGCTGGCGTCAGAGCCGTCTACGGCGCCGAGAAGGTCGCTGGGCTTCTGATGGCGCGGGGGATGGCGGTGAGCGCGTAGTGGCCCGAATCCGCTCGGTCAAGCCTGCGCTGTTCGGGTCTTACAACATGGCGCGCGTGCCCATCGAGGCGCGCTACCTCTTCATCGGCCTGTTCTGCGAGGCGGACGACGAGGGCTATCTGATTGACAGCCCCAAGCGCATCGCCGGCGCCGTGTTCCCCCACGACGACAAGGTCACCGAGAAGAGGGTGGACGGCTGGCTGAACCAGCTTCAGGCGGTCGGCTCGATTCTCCGGTATGAGTCCGGAGGCGGTCGGTACATCGTCCTACCGGAGTGGGCGACTCACCAGAGAGTCTCCCACGCTCTTCCGACGACGATCCCGCTTCCCTCCGTAGAAGTTCTGGCGGGATTCCTGAACGGCTCCGGAGCGGCTCACGAATGTCTCCGCCCTGAATTGAATGGGAAGGGGAATTGAATTGAAGGGGAATCGGAAGGGGAGGGTTCTGCGTAGATATTTACCACCTGCTCACGCGCGCGTAAGGGCTGGGGATAACTCATGAACGGTTCGAGAGCGACCCAGCGCGTCAACGCCGCCGTGCACCTCGCCATCGCTCGCATCCTTGAGACCAAGACCGACGTGCAGGACCGCCACGCTCTGGGCCAGTCAATCGGCCGCCGGCTCCAGGGCACGTACGGCGCCGCCCTGCGCCAGATGGTCGATTCGGACCCGGACGCCTCGAGCGAAGGCCTCGTCGCCGTCGTCATCGCCCCGACCGAGTTCCCATGGGACGACGCTGCTGCCCAGCTGCGCCAGTCCATCGCCAGCGGAGCTCGGGACCGAGCACGACGCACCCAGCCCAACGCTCCGTCGCCGGCACACGACCTGCTGGACCCGGACTGGCGCGAACGTCTGGCCGAGGTCCGGGCCAAGGTCGCCGAGACGTACATCACCAGGCCACCGGCCCCACCACTGCCGTTGCGCCGTGACGTGGCCGAGAACCTGCCCAAGTTGCGCGAGGCGCTCGACACCGGACGCCAGCGAGGCGCAGAAGCACGCGTGGCGCGCCGATCGCAGGCCAACGATCCCATCCCCAACGCCGCGCGGCTGACCGAGAGGGGTGTCGATGGGTGAGCGACCGCGGGCGTTCGTGTTGCAGCGCGACGAGGACGTGACGGGTGTTTCGGGGACTGGTGTCGTGGCCGAAGGCGTCGAGTTCTCCGACGGCACGGTGTCGCTGCGCTGGACCTCGGAGTGGCCGACAAGCGTGGTGTTCCATGACCGCGGCATCGAGTCAGTTAGGGCCGTTCACGGCCACGACGGTCGGACCCGCATCGTGTGGCGAGACCGAGAAATCGAAGCCCTTGAAGCCGTAGCGGACAAGGTGCAAGACCTCATCTGGAACGACCTGGTTGACGCGGTCGCCGCCATCGAGCTTCAAGATTTGATCGAGGCGGCCGCGACCGAGAGGGGCGAGAAGAAGTGAGCCGACCGGTCCTGCTCGACGCTTTTTGTGGCGCCGGTGGAGCGACGCGCGGCTACCAGGAGGCGGGGTTCTACGTCATCGGGGTCGACAACCGCCCTCAACCCCACTACTGCGGCGACGAGTTCGTGCAGGCGGACGCTATGGAGGTTCTAGCTGACCCGGACAAATATTTCGACCGCCCCGAGGAGTTCGCGGCCGTTCATGCTTCGCCACCCTGCCAGGCGTATACGGCGATGAAGGTGATGGCCAACCACCGGCCAGACCACCCAGACCTCGTAGCGCCGACGCGCGAACTGTTGGATCTATCCGGGCTGCCGTGGGTCATGGAGAACGTCCCTGGCGCCCCAATGGAGGTGGGACCGCCGGACCTGTTCGGCAACGCGGGAGGCGTCACGCTCTGCGGCTCGCAGTTCGGCCTCAACAATGGCCAATACGAGCTGCGCCGCCATCGGCTCTTCGAGTGCTCGGTCCCGCTTCCGCAACCTTCTTGCAGACACAAACTCCCAGTCATTGGCTTCTACGGCGACCACGCTCGCACTCGGCAACGCACCGTCAACGGCCATCGGGACCGCGGTGGTGACATCGTTGGACTTGAACGCAAGATGCCGCTGGTGCGCGAGCTACTCGGCATCGACTGGATGCGATGGGACGAGGCCGTGTTGGCCATCCCACCCGCATATACCCGCTGGATAGGCGCCCAGCTCCTGGCCCACATCGAATCAAAGGTAGCCCCGTGACCGACTCCCTCTCTTCTCGTCGGGAGCCCCGCGGCCAGCAAACGCTCGAAACGTGGGAAATGAAGGCGCTGCGGCTCGCCCAGGAGCGCAAACAACTCGCGGCGGCGGTGGGAGACGACATGACCAAGGTGAAGCGCAAGGACCGCGAGGCGTGGCAGCGCAAGAAGGCCGAACTCGAAGCGCACATCAAGGCGGTGGGGCACGATGCCTAGCCAGCCCTCCCGTCAGGACAGTGGGGCCGAGCCGCTGAGCGCCGAAGAAATCGAAGAAGTGCGGGCGCTGCTAGCCGAGCGCCGTCAAACGAAGGAACTGCTGGCGAAGATGGCGCCCGATCGCCTGAGCGGCGTCTATGGGCAGTTCACGAAGATGAAGGACCCGTATGAGGCTGCTCGCAAAGCGAAGCGCCGTGCCTGACCCCAACACCGCGCCACCCCCGCCCGTCTCCGTAGACGCGGGGCGAGTGGAGGTGGACTATCCGCCGGGGTCGCCGTGCGTGTTCGACCACTGGGACGAGATGCTGACCAAGCTGGACGAGACTTGCCAGCGGTTGCGGATCAAGCTCAGCCCCGACTCCGAGGCCATGTGGCAGTTAGAGCGCATCCGCCAGGAGTTCGTACACGTCGCCCGCTACGCCCGAGACGGAGAGAGCGGACAACGAGGGCTGCTGGACGAGCTGGCGCGAGCCCAGCGAGAGAACGAACGACTGCGCAGCACGGCGCAGATGGCCGATGCCTTGCTCGCGAAAGTCACGATCAACGGCATGACTTGGACCGAGTACAAAGCCGAGCTTGAGCACCTGGCCCTCGACCAGCCCCCCGCCACCCCCACACCCGAAGAGGAGCGCCCGTGAGCGACGAATCCGACGTGGGCTGGGACGAGATTCAACGGTCCTGGCTGATCCCAGACGGACAACCCGGCGGGTTGTGCCGAACGTGCGCCCGCATCATCCCCGTCAACGGAAAATGCCGTCATGGCGCCACCCCCACGGAGGAGCCGACGTGAGCCTGCAACGATTGCGCGTGTGCGTCGAGCGTTGGCCAGAGTGCGACTTCGGGCTCTACGACCCGCGGTGCTGCCGGTTCCCCAAGTCCTGTAGCTGCACCAGCTACTCCGCGGAGTACCTCAAGGACGGCGACCTGGAGGCTGACCCCGCCACCCCGCGTCCCGAGACGCCGCTGGCCGACTGCGAAAAATGCGGCGCGTTGATCTGCCCTTGTTGCAGCACCCATGTGTTCGGTGCGCCCCCCACAGCGCCCGAGTCCTTAGACGAAGGGCGGCTGGAAATCGCGGCTGAGGCAGCGCACGCGGCCTACGAAGCCGCGGCACCAGCGCACGACTACGAGACGCGGCCCGAAACGGCCATCCCCTGGTCGCAGCTTCCGCCTCAACGCAAAGCCCACCAGCGGTACGCGACCCGCGCAGCCCTCACCGCCTATCTCCGCGCGGCCCATCCTGAGGAGGGAGCGACGTGAGCGCGTACTGCGGATGCTGCGGACGCCAAGCCAAGGTACGTAAGGACGACCCGGACCCGATCTGGTGCAAGCCCTGCACGTTCCACGTAGCGGCGACGGGGCACCTCTGGGATCGCACCTACGAATCGATCAACGGCGAGCCGTGTCCATACCAAGTGGGCGCCGCCGCCCATCTCAACGAGGAGACACCGCCGTGACCACACAGACCGATTTAGCCAGCCTTGACCAGCAGCTCGCGTGGGCGCAGGAATGGCAGGCCGAAGTCGCCGCCAGCCCGACTGCCGCCAACATCGCGTGCATGAACACGTACCTGAAGGCGGCTAAGACCTTTGCCGACGCGCTCGGTGTCGATCTCGCGCCGCCCGTCGTCACGCCGCCGCCGGCAACCGGCCCGGTGCAGCCCAGCATCGCCAAGACGCTCGGGTTCAACACGCTGCACCTTGACGACCGCTTCGCCGATCTGTCGAACTTCAACGAGTTCTATGGCCCTGGCGTGCGCTGGGACGATCGGGGCGCAGATCCTTCGCCTGACTCGGGCAGCAACGATCCCAAGACGAGCAACGACGTGGCGCTCTACACGGATGGCCAGGTCGCGCTCCAACCCGGTGGCGGCGTGCAGCTACGGGCGCAGTCAGGCGTACCGGCGTGGGCGCAGGCACTCGGTTACCAGTGGTCCAGCGGGTGCCTGACCTCCAAGCAGCCGTTGCCGGGCCAGTTCGTCGTGCGCGTGCGGGCGAAGCGCTCCGCGGGCAGCGGGTCGAACTGGGACGCCGACTGGTTCTTGCCGTCCAACAGCAGCCAGGAGTTCGACGGCTTCGAGGGCAACTGGCCGGGCAACCAGCCCGCGCTACAAGGCCACTCCAAGATCTTCGCCGGTGCTGCGCCCGAGGCCGTGTGGCCAGCGGGTGTCGATCTGTCCGCCGACTTCCACAACTACGACTACCTGTTCGTGCCCGGTGCGACGGGCCAGGTCGGGGTCTACCTCGACGACAAGCAGGTGTGGCACGAAGTCCTCGCGCTCGTCGAAGAGGCGTACTACCTGTTCCTCCAGCTCCAGATCGCCAGCCAGCAGACGCAGCAGTGGCACCTGACCGGCGGCGCGGGGCCGTTCGTTCTGTCGTACCAAGAGGTTCAGGTGTGGACGCTGTGAGGGTCTTCTGCGCATGTGGCCACAGTGAGGCGTGGCACACGGGACCGGCGCCGCTGGTCGATCCGGTGATCGCTGCACAGTTGGCAATGAACTTCTACCCGGTCCCTGGCAACACGTGCGATCGCTGCGACTGCTCAGGGTTCATCGGCCCGGTGCGCAACCACGTAGAGCGGGTGTGGACGCCGTGAAAGTTCTCGCTGAAGGCTGTGAGCACTGCGAGCCGCGGGTGGCTCTGTCTGAGCGACGATGCGGCGACAACCATTACTCCGTCAACCTCAACGACTGGCAAGTCCTGGTCTATATCGACGGCAACGACGATCCAGTAGAGGGCGTGGCTGAGTGTTGGGTCGGTCGTCCCGGCCGGGTTCTTCAGTACCCAATGCCACCGAGGCTCTGTCCGTGCGGGACACCGTACGAGCACGACTACCGCGATGGCCTAGTTCTAACCGGTCACGGTGGCATCTTTCGACAACTCGTTGAGTACGACGTGGTCACGTCGTTCCTGACGGTTTCCGATAGCCCAAAGGAGTCCTGACTTGGATCACTCAAGAATTCCCAACGACGACGACTGGAAACGTGAACTCGACGAGATCGAGGATCTGATCGCCGCGCTGCGCAAGCACTCGCCACAGGCCCGCGTCAGAGCCAAGGAGAAGGTCCGTGACGGCTACCCGCGGCGCTCCATGCCCGAGGGCTCGTCCGGTGGCGGCTCAGCCGACCCGACTGCCGACCACGTGCTCTCACTGGCCGGCGGCAAGTACGACGAGGAGACCGGCGAGGCGACCGACGACACCTGGCGCGGCGTGCACGACCCGATCGGCCAGAACGTGCGTCAGATGATCCGCGAGACCCACGACGCGCGCAACCGCCTGCGTGGTGCGACGGCTGCCATGTATCGCGCGTTGCCGGTCAAGGTGGACGACCCGGTGCGCGAGGTCTGCGTGACGTGCGGGGTGTCCAAGAAGGTCGCCGGTCGCTGGGTCCAGGCCGAGGGTCGCTGTGAGTCGTGCTCGACGCGGATCAAGCGGCAGAAGAACGGGAAGGTGGCGTGCGGTGGCTGAGATCCCGAGAGAGATCACCGTGAAGCTGAAGCTGGACGAGTCCAGCGTTGAGAACGTCACGGAGAACGCCGAGAAGGTGACAGCGTCCCTGGCGGCGATGGGCGAGGCGATGGCCGTCTTCGCCGCTCACGCAGAAAGGGCGCAAGCCTCAATGGACCAGCTCTTTCAGCAGCTACGGGAAGAGGATGACGCGTGACCCCGAGGGACATAACCCAGGAGTACATCCAAAAGCACTACGGCGAATGTGCCGACGAGTGGCCGGATTCCGAGGTCGAGTGCTCGCATCGCTGCGACTTGCCCGTGGGTCACGAAGGCAGCCACTCGTTCACGTTCACCTGGCCAGCGAAGGAGGACGCGTGACACCTGAACCCGAACTCTGGATCATCTACGAGGCCGCGGCCCGCGGCATCGCCAACGGCCGACTGGCTCGGCGGCCCAAGGACACCGTCAGCGGCAAGCGGGAGCCGACGGAGGCCGAGCGCGTCTGGGCACGGCTGGCGATCGACGCGGCCCTGCCGTATCTGCGGCCAGAACCGGCCGGATGACGGATTCCGACAAAAAGCCCTGGCATCCGCGCTGTGAGCGCTGTGCTTGACTACGATTCCGCCAACCTCGGATCTGTGCGCCCATGACAGACTCTGCCAACGGCTCTGGCTATGAGAGGTGTGGCGCTCAAGGCCGATCCGGCAACCCCTGTGGCAGGCCTGCGGGGTGGGGCACGGATCACGTCGGCGTTGGCCGTTGCAAGCTCCACGGCGGGTCGACCCCGAGCCACCAGGCATCGGCTCAGGCCGAGCTGATCCGCCGAGAGTGCGACCGGCTGGGCATACCGATCGAGGTCGATCCCGGCGAGGCGCTGCTGAGAGCCGTCTGGGAGGCTGAGGGCAACCTGGCCTTCTACCGCGAGCAGGTCCAGCTTCTGACCTACGGGTTGGAGCCTGATGACCCGGACGGTGACAGGCTCGACGGCCCTGGCCGCGGACTCCTTCAGCCGAAAATGGGCATGTCACCAGGTCGTGATGGCCAGGTCTACGTCCAGGAGTACCAGACGCACCCGCTGGTGGTCCTGTACCACGAAGCCGAGAAATGGCGGGCCACGGTCGCTGCCTCAGCGCTGAAGGCTGGCGTGGAGGAACGCCGGCTCCAGCTCGACCAGGCGAGGGCGGCCGAAGTGTTCCGCTGCGTGGCTGAGGCTCTCAAGGCCATGGGGCTGGGCGACCGGCTTGAGGAGTTCCGCCATGCTTTCGCCGCTGCAATCCGAGGACGCGTTCTTCTCGGCGCTAGCGAACCAGGCTGACCCACCCGAATCGCCGTACCGCCAAGATCCGGCCCTGTGGGCAAAAGACCGGGTCGGGGAGCATTTCTGGTCCAAGCAGGTCGAGATCGCTGGGTCGGTCCGGGACCATCGGCGTACCGCCGTCAAGTCATGCCACGGGGTGGGCAAGAGCTTCACCGCTGCCCGCTGCGCTGCCTGGTGGTTGGACATTCACCCGCCCGGTGAGGCGTTCGTGGTCACCACGGCCCCGACATTTCCCCAGGTCAGGGCGATTCTATGGCGCGAGATCGGCCGGGCGCACCGCAAGGGCAAGCTGCCGGGGCGGGTCAACCAGACCGAGTGGTGGCTGGGCGAGGAACTGGTCGCGTTCGGCCGCAAGCCCTCGGACTACGACGAGTCGGCGTTCCAGGGCATCCACGCCCGCTACGTGCTGGTCATCATCGACGAGGCGTGTGGCATCCCCGACCAGCTCTGGATCGCCGCTGGTGCGCTGGTCACCAACGCCGAGAGTGCCATTCTCGCCATCGGCAACCCTGACGACCCGACCAGCCATTTCGCCAAGGTCTGCCAGCCAGGATCGGGTTGGAACGTGCTGCGTATCCAGGCGGCTGACAGCCCGAACTTCACCGACGAGGTCGTGCCTGACAGCCTCGGCCCGCTTCTCATCAGCCAGAACTACCTCGATGACCTGATCGCTGACGGCTGCGGGCCCGGCACGCCCATCTGGACTTCCAAGGTCGACGGCGACTTCCCCGAGGATTCAGAAGACTCCGCCGTCCGGGCCTCGTCGGTCGCCAAGTGCCGCATCGCCAAGGAGTTCGATCCAGAAGCCCTGGTCACGGTCGAACTGGGCGTTGACGTTGGTGGCTCTGAGAAGGGCGACCAGACGGTCATCCGAGAGCGGCGTGGCAACCGGGCCGGTCGACGCTGGGGGCTGCGAAGTGCCGAGTCCGAGGTTGTCGCTGACGCCGTGCTGGCCGCCATCATCGAATCGGGCGCCACCAGGGTCAAGATCGACTCCATCGGTATCGGATGGGGCGTGGCTGGTCATCTGAACCGCATGGCCCAGGACGGCAAGCACGCGGCCACGATCGTCAAGGTCAACGTCGGCAGTGCCTCGACCAGGCCAGACCGCTATCCCAAGCTGCGCGACGAGATCTGGTGGGAGGTCGGTCGGCTCCAGTCCGAGAACGGCTCCTGGGATCTCTCCGAAATCGACGACCGCACGGCTGTGGAGTTGTCCGCACCGAAGTGGGCGCCAGATGCCGCTGGCCGTATCAAGATCGAGCCTAAGAAGGAAACCCGCGAGCGGCTGGGTCGGTCGCCTGACGATGCAGACGCCCTGCTCCTGGCCTTCTACAGCGGTGGCGGGTCATTCAGCGACTACGCGGCGCAACTGGCTGCGGAGAAGACAGGGTCACCACCCGAACCGTCGTTGCCACAGTTCGCGCGCTCGGCGTAGCAGCCCAGAGCCGAACAGGTCCACCGCCCCGCACTCGGCACAGCGCCAGTTTACCCCGGACCGCTGCCACCCCTTGTGGTCGCCGTAGGACGGCCCACACGTCACGGAGCCACGCTACCCCGAGGAGCCAGATGCCACCTTTCTGGCGCCGATCAGCCAAGCCCGAGACTGACGTGGCCGCCCTGGTCAAGGCTGAGGTCGAAAAAGTCCTCAACACCGCCGGGGCCAAGGTCACCGACATCCGCGACGAGATGAACGCCCTGACGCCGGCTCGCGGCATGGGCGCCTACTTCAACGCCATGCCCCGGACGGACCCCGACGTGGCCTTCGGTCCTGGTCGCCCGATCCAGCCCGCGGCGATCGACCCGGTCAACGCCGAGGGACGCACCGAGCCGCGGACCTACCAGTACCCGGTCGCCTGGAACCTCAACATCGGTGACCAGCGGCTGTGCCCGTTCTCGATCCTGCGCAAGGCGTCAGAGGTCGACCTGGTCAGGCGCTGCATCGAAATCCGCAAGGCCGACATCGTCGGGCTCGAGTGGGACATCACGCTCAGCGACAACGCCATCCGCAAGGCGATGGACGAGACGGGCGAGCGCAACCGGGCCAAGGCGTCGATCGCGGTCCGGGCGCAGTTCGAGGACACGATCGTCGCCCTCAAGGAGTTCTGGGCCAAGCCCGACCGGCTCAACAACATGACGTTCTCGCAGTGGACGAACGCTCTGCTCGAAGAGATGTTGGTCACCGACGCGCTGAGCATCTACCCGCACCCGACCCAAGGCGGTCCGGTGCTGCCCGGCCTGGACTCGACGACGCACAGCCTGCGCATCATCGACGGCTCGACGATCAAGCCCCTGTTCGACCACCTGGGCAACCTGCCCCAGCCGCCGGACCCGGCCTACCAGCAGATCCTCTACGGCTTCCCGCGCGGCGAGTACACCTACGACCCCAAGGCGCGCGGCGAGCTCACCCACGACACGCTGATGTACCGGCCTCGCAACAAGCGGGTCATGAGCCCCTATGGCTACCCGCCGGTCGAGCAGGCGCTGGCCTTCATCGACCTGTGGCTCAAGCGCCAGGAGTGGCTGCGGGCCGAGTACGGCGTGGGTGCGAACCCGAACACGTGGCTCAAGCCCGAGGGCGAGTCTGCGACCTGGACGCCCCAGCAGCGCCGCGCCATGGAGATCGACCTGAACGCCGACCTCTCGGGCCAGACCCAGGAGCGCAACATGCTCCACCTGCTCCCTCCGGGCCTGGTGCCCGTGCAGATGACCGAGTTCGCCGAGAAGTACCAGAGCGTCTGGGACGACACGCTGGCGCTGCGCATCGCGGCCTTCTTCGACGTGATGAGCACGCAGCTCAACATCACGCCCAAGGGCGGCCTCGGCGGCAAGGGCCACCAAGAGGGCGAGGACACCAAATCCGAGGCCATGGCGCGCCAGCCCACGGTCAACTTCCTCGTCGACCTGCTCAACGACCTGAACCAGCAGTACATGGGCGCCCCCGAAGAGCTGACCTTCATCTTCCGCTCCGAAGACGAGGACGACGTGGCCGAGGTCACGGCATCCCGCCAGACCGAGCTCTTCAGCGGGCAACTGACGCTGAACGACCTCATGGCCGAGGCCGGGCGTCCGCTCTACGACTTCGCCGAGGCCGACATGCCGTTCCTGCTGGCTCCCGGTGCGCCGCTGACGTTCCTCGAAGGTGCTTCGGTGCCACCTGAGCCACCACCACCGCCGGTCATCATGCCCGGCGCCGTACCGGCTGCGCCGCCCGATCCCAAGGCCCTGCCGCCGGCCAAGCCTGCCCCGGCCAAGCCCGACGAGCCCGCCACCGCTCCGCCGAGCGTGGCCGCGTCTGGCACACCAGCCGAGAAGGCCGCCGAGGTCGCAGCGTTCAAGCGGTTCTCGTCCAAGGCACACTCGCGCGAGTTCATCTGGAAGCACCACAGTCCAGAAGAGGCCACCGGGATCGAGGCCGATCTAAAAAAAGCGAGCGCCCGGTTGCCGGGCGAAGAGTTCCGCTCGGCGCTTGAGGCTCACTATGCCAAGGCCATCGCCCGCGTGCTCAAGGCGTCCGCGTCTGGCATCGCCGACACCGTTGCCCGCGTGGACATCCATCGCGAGAAGGCTGTTGACCCCGCTGACCTCGATGCTGCCCAGATGGCTCTGGGCGCAGGCGTCACCTTCGACCGTGACCAGCTCATCGAGGTCGTCCGCAACCTGTACGCGGACTCCTACGGCGCTGGTGCTCACGTCGCCCTCGGTCAAGTTGGTCCTGGCGCCACGCTCTCAGGCACGATTGCCGGTCACGTCTCCGCCGTCGACTGGGACAACTGGGCGCCCGGTGATCTTCGCGCGGCGGCCAAGGACGCCGATGGGGGTCTGGCTGACCTTCTCAACTCCGCGGACATCACGGTCCGGGGGATCACTGACTCTGCGCTGAAGCAGATGGGCGACGTGCTGGCCGCCGGGATGGCCCGAGGGGACGCGGTCGGCACGGTTGCTCAGTCACTCGACGACGTGCTGGGCGATCCGGCCCGCGCCAGCACCATCGCGGTCACCGAGACGGCGCGGGCGATGACTCAGGCGTCACTCGACACCTACGCGGCCAACGACGTGAGCCAGTTCAACTGGCTGGCCGAGCCCGACGCGTGCGTCGAGTGCGAGGACCAGGCATCGGACAACCCCCACGAGGTGGGCGAGGACGCACCACCGCTTCACCCGCGGTGCCGGTGCGCGGTGAGCCCGATCGTGGACACGGGCCAGAGAAGCGACAGCGAGGACACAGGAGACGGGGAATGACCGCACTCGAAGTCCACGCCGTCGAGGCCCACACGGTCATTCAGCCCCTGACCCGCCAGTTGTCCCGCAACATCGCCCGCAAGGCGTCCAAACGCGGCGTGCGGTGCCGACGCTGCCCGAATCCGGTGACTGACCCGACGACCGCCGTGCTCGACAACGGGCAGGTGTCGCACCGGGCCTGCGCCGAGCACATCAACATCATGGTCGACGACATGAACCACCGGGCGGCCACCGAACGACTCGAGCGCGCAGGGATCGTCCTGGCCGCTCCGAACCTCATCACCCTCTAGGAGCGGACATGGCTCTCACGCATCTGTATGCCGATATCACGAAGGCGGAGCGGGACCCGGACACGGGTGACCTGATGGTCATCGGCACCGCCGCCTCGCCGACTCTCGATATCGCTGAGCAGATCTGTGACCCCGCGTGGCTCAAGTCGGCGATGCCGAAGTGGATGTCGTTTGGGAACGTTCGCGAGCAACATTCAAAGATCGCCGCTGGTGTCGGGATGGAGCTGACCGAAGAGGGTGACAAGTGGACCCTCAAGGCGGCCGTTATCGACCCGGTCACCGTTCGGAAGGTCGAGCGAGGCGTGCTCAAGGGCATGTCCATCGGAATCAAGGCGCCGAAGATCGTGAAGGATGCGGAGGCGCCTGGCGGCCGGATCGTGGGCGGCGAAATCGTTGAGGTGTCGCTGGTCGACCGCGGGGCGAACCCTGACAGCAACGATGTGATGATCGCCAAATCCGCTGGCTCACCGGGCGACTGGGAGCCGGTGGACGTGCCTGAGGACGACGAGCTCGACAAGGCCGCTGACGACGACAAGGTCAACTGCCCGACGTGCGACGGTGACGGCAAGATCATGGGCGGCAACCGTGACTGCCCCGATTGCGGAGCGACGGGCAAGGTCACGCCGGCCAAGGCGGCCGAGCTGAAGAAGGCGGCGGACGCCGACCTGGAGAAGAAGGACTACACCGACGACGAGCGACAGAAGCTCGCCTCCAAGGGCCAAGCGTTGCCCGGCGGCGGGTTCCCTGTGGCCAATGTCGCCGATCTGAAGAACGCCATCCAGGCCATCGGCCGGGCCAAAGACCCCGCCGCGGCCAAGGCCCACATCAAGAAGCGGGCGGCGGTTCTCGGCCAGGAGGGGCTGATCCCCGACACCTGGAAGGCCGCGGCGCCCGACGACGAGTGGACGCACGACCCCGCCCAGGTGGCTGAGTGCTTCGCCTCGATCTGCCAACTGCTCAAGGCGGAGATCGATGAGTGGGTCGGTGGCGAGGACGAGTCGTGCGACGTGTCAGAGCTGCTCTGTGCCGCCCAGATGGTGGCGAACTGGGCGCAGTCGGAAGCCAACGAGGGGGAGATTCCCCAGCCGTTTACCGGAGGAGATGACTCCATGACCATGCTGAGTTTCGGGGTCGACCCCGACATCGTGAAGGCCGCCACGGCCGACGACGCAACCGACGAGGCGAAGGATGCCCTCAAGGCGGAGATCCAGAAGAGCCTCGGCATCGACGCCGACGCCCTGGGCGAAAAGATCGCAGCTGTACTCCCTGACGCCGTCAAGGGGTTGTTCGAAGAGCGCTCAGCGGCGCTAGAGGAACGACTCGCGCGTGTCGAAGGGTCAGCAGCGCCGGGCGGGCCGGTGACAACCCGCACCAACGCCGAGACGGCGAAGTCGACTCAGGCCGACCACCTGCGAGCAGAGGCGGCGCACTACCGCCAGATCGCAGACGGCGTCGACCACGAGACGGCGCGCGTCTATCGGCTAAAGGCCGCCGATTGCGACGAGGCAGCAGCCAAGCTCGCCACGGCCTGACCCCATTCACGCTGCACCCGACCTAAGGAGTACCCATGTACGCACCCCCGCGTCCAGTCGACATGTTCGGCCCGGACGTAAAGGGGACCGAGGTCGTCGACCGCTTCGAGGCTTTCAAGCAAGACCTCCAGAAGTCCATCGACGCCCCGTTCAACCCCATCGAAATCGCCATGCGCAAGGAAGGCATGGTGCCGACCGGCGACGGCGGAGCCCGCACGGCTGCCATCGAAGAGCTGGAGAAGTCGGTGTCGCCCGAGGTTCTCGCCTCGATCACACCTCAGCTCGACAAGATGAAGGGCGTCGAGGCCGACCTGGCCAAGGAGTGGTTGTCCAACAGCCCGCTGTCCTCGGGTCTGGTCGCCTACGACCTTCAGGCACCGGCCAAGTACCTCGTGCCCCGCACGACCCCGCTGGTCAACCGCACACCGCGGACGACCCAAGGCGTCGGCACCACGGCGCGGTTCAAGCAGATCCTCGGCGTGTCCAACTCGGGCACGGGTGGGGTCGCTGACATCTCGCCGTTCTTCAACTCCGAGACCGCGTCTGCGACCTCGGGTGGAGTCTCGGGGCTGCGCCGGCCGCCGAACATCAGCTACGCCGCGGCCGACCAGGCGATCATCTTCCAGGAGCAGGGCCTGACCGACATCGTGTCGATGAAGGCGTTCTACCAGTCACAGGGGTACGAGAACCTGCGCCAGCTCTCCCAGACCGCCCTGCTGTGGGCGACGAAGGTGGGCGAAGAGAAGTCGCTGCTCTACTCGCGCGGCACGGCCACGGGCTTCGACGGTGCGATTGCCGCGCCGACGGGCGTCAGCTTCGCTTCGAACTCGAACCCGCCCACAGGCGTGACCGGGAACACGGCGAACATCGCCAACCTGTTCGGCTACGTCCAGGCCAACTCGGGCCGCGGCCAGTCGGTCAACTCGACCGTGGCCACGACCACGACGCTGGCGGCCGTGACCGGCAAGACCTCGGTCATGACCTGGACCGACTCGCCAGGCGCGCTCGGCTACACCGTGTACCTCGGCACCACGACCGGCATCGCCAACGCGTTCTTCGCCGGGACGACCTCCACCAACACCTTCACCCCGAGCTTCACGGGTGGCGGCACCGGTGGCGTCCCGAACTCGGGCGCGCAGCCGACCGGCTCGGACACCTCCGCTGACGCCAACGGCTACGACGGCTACCTCACGGTGCTGTCGAACCCGGCGGTGGCTGGCTACGTGGCCCGCGTCAACGGCACGCTGTCGACGGCCAACCCTGGCGTCGAGTTCCAGACGGCCTTCCAGGCTCTGTACAACAACGCCGGCCCCTCTGGTGGCCAGTCGCTGTTGGCGGACCCCAACGTCGTGTGGATCTACGCCGGAGGCCGTGTGGCGCTCTCAGACGCCCTCAAGACCAACCCGACGGGCGTCGGCTACCGCCTGACGATCGACAACGAGCTGGCCAACACTGGCGTGAAGCTCGGCTCGATCGTCAACGGCCTGGTCAACGAGGTCACGGGCACGATGGTGGACCTCGAAGTGCACCCGTACATGCCCAAGGGCTGCGCGATCGTGCACTCCGAGACGTTGCCGATCCCTGACTCTCAGGTCTCATCGACCGTCGAGGTTCGCAACGTCGTGGACTACACGGCCATCGAGTGGGCACCGATCCAGATGAGCTGGGACCAGAGCACCTACATGCTCGGCGCCCCGCTCTTCTACGCGCCGGTTTTCTCCGGCACGGTCCTCGGGATCGCCAACTGAGCACCACGTAGTTCGTTCCCTGGTCGTTCGCCGTCCCGTTCAGCGGCGACGGCCAGGGGACACTCGTAGCGGGGTAGAGGAGTCAGGTTGTCCTCGCCGGCCTCATAAGTCGGAGATCGCTGGGTTCAAATCCCGCCCCCGCAACCAAGGAGACCAATGGAACGCGAAAGCGAACTGTTCGAATTCCTCGAACACCTAGACAGAAAGTTGGAGAGAATCATGGGAGACCTGACAGCACTCAATGCCGCCATCGCCGACGGGCAGAGCGCCGACGCGGGCCTGCTCGCCGCGCTGAACACGACGCTGACCGACCTGGCCGCCGAGGTGGCAGCCCTTCAGGCCGCGCAGGGCACCAGCGACCAGGCAGCGATCGACGCCGCCACCGCGAACGTGGCCCAGATCGTGACCGACCTGAAGAACGCCACCGCGCAGGTGACGGCCGCCGACCCCGGTGCGCAGCCCGCACCGACTGCTCCCGCAGCGCCTGCCGCTCCGGCCGAGCCCGCCGCGCCCACGGGCGCCGAGGGCAACGTCGACGCGACGCCTCCGGGCACGCCCACCGCGTGAGGCTGCTCGGCTGGCCTTGGCTGGTCATCGCCGCGCTGCTCATCTTCCTGGCCGGGGTCGCCTTCCAATGGTGGACTCCGGACGGGACAGGCATCGGTGTGGCGTACCTCGTGGCTGGCATCTACGTGGCCCTGGGCGTGTTGGACAACGTGACCTACCAGCGGCGCCAGACACCGCCGGAGGTCTGAGCCGTGGCCACCGTCTGCCCGCCTGCGGCCGATTGCAAGCAGATCGACGTGGGCGGGCGCCGGTACACGGTCGGGCGTAACGGCCTGTTCAACAACGTGGCCGATAGTCACGTCAGCGCCATGAAAGAGGGCGCCGAGTGCTTCACGCCGGCCACGCGGTTCGGCACGGGCCGAGGCTGGATCTGTGACGACTGTGGCTTTGCCGCGGCTATCCGTCACTGTGGGAAATGCGGATCTGAATCGCTTACGCGAGAGGGGTAGCACGTGACTGTCGTCGCCCCGTTCGCGCTCAGCTACACGAACCGCGTCCCCTACATCTCGATCGCCGAGTTTCAGGCGGCACCGACGGGGCTGGACCTGTCCAACCTCGTCGAGGACAGTAACCAGGCGGCGCAGAACAACGCGCTGGCCGAGTTGATCGTGCGGGCTAGTGCCAGAGCGGACAACTACTGCTTCGGCGCCTACGGGACGCTGTGCGCCACGGTCAACACCGAGGTCGCCCAGGTCCGCGCGGATCGGCAGGGCTTCTACCGCATCAGCCCTCGGTTCTGGCCCATCCTCGCCATCAACGCCTTCTCCGTCGGTTCGTTGCCGGGCCAGCTCGTCTCGGTCCCGCTGAGCACGGCCAACTGCTGGATCGAAGAGTCGAGCTTCGTCATCGGCGGTGGCGGCATCAACTCGGAAACCATCATCGGCCCGATCCAGTTCGGCAACGGCGGCCTGCCCGGCGCGCGCGTCTTCGCCGAGTGGTCCTACGTCAACGGCTGGCCCAATATGTTCCTGGCCTCCGACGCGGCCGAGGGCGCGGGCTCCATCGTGGCGGCCAGCGTGCCCGAGGGCGTCTTCCCCGGCACGTCGCTCAACGTCTGGGACGCACCCAACGACGAGACGATCACGGTGGCGAGCGACTACGTGGCCGGGTCGACGACGATCCCGCTGGTAAACTCCCTGGTCAACGGCCATAAAGCGGGGGTGAACGTCTCAAACCTGCCGCAGACGATCAAGCAGGCGGTGATCCTGTTGGTCACCTCATCGGTGCGCCAGCGCGGGGAGGTCGGCTTCTCCATCAGCCAGGACACCGCACCTGAGGCGCACAAGGGCGGGGACGCCGAGACCGAGGACGAGGCCCGCGCCTACGACCTGCTGGACCCGTTCCGCTCCGTCGTGCGATGAGCGGACGCGACGTTCTCAGCGCCGTCGCGCAGTACCTCGAATCGGGTATCGGCACCATCCCGCACCTCGCGCAGGTCTACGAGAACCCGCCGAAGTTCATCAACAAGGGCGCCTTCTACGACGGCCCCATCCCGAACAACGCCGAGTCGGGCGCGGTCGTCTGGCTCTGGCTCGGTCCCCAATCGGCCGAGCGCATCAACCTCCAGGGCTCAGCGCCCGGCGGGAAGATGTACTACTACGACCTGCACCTCCAGTGCGTGCTGCTCTGTGCCTCGTCGCAGTCGGAGACCGCCGACCAGGACAACCGCGACTTCCTCGACGGGCTAACCACGTTCATCGAGGCCGACAAGAAGGCGAACAGCACCGTCGTCTTCCAGTGGGGTGAAGGCAAGCTCCACGGCGGCGTTGACATGCAGTTCGAGCCCGGCTGGCCCGTGGACGTGAAGGCCAACTCGACCACCCACGTCTACACGAAAGGCACCGTCATCGTGTGCGAGTACCACGGGCCGGGCCAGTGACCCGCGCCACGAAGGTCAAGGCGAAGCACGCCAAGAAGGTCGCCCTCAAGCGCGCCGCGCACAAAAAGACCGTCCACAAGCAAGCAGTCCGTCCCAAGTAAGGAGCCACCATGGCCAAGTTCAAGTTCCTCGGTGAGATCGAGACCATCTTCCACGGCCTCATCCACCCTGACGGCTCGACTGTCGTTGCCCAGCCCGGCGAAGAGGTCGAGGTCCACCACACCATCGCGGACAATGCCGTGCTGAACTCGGATCTCGAAGCGGTCGACGACGAGGCCAAGAAGCTGGTCGCCGCGGCCGAGGACAAGGCCAAGGCCGAGGCAGCCCGCGTGTTC